GTCGTGAGCATTTAGTCCGCGACCCAAAAACAAACTCCATCATTAATACTAACAGAGCGGCATATGAACAGTATGTTCGCAATCGTGACATAAAAATGGGAGAGCAACAAAAGTTACACACACTTGAGGAAGATGTTGCTAATATGAAGGATGACTTGAATGAAATTAAATCATTATTGAGGAAATTGGCTGATGGATCCTGACAAAATTGTTTTAAAAAATTTAGAGAAAAATTTTGAATATTTCAAAATTGCATCTGAAATAGATAATATAGAAGATAAAAATGAATTGAGATCTATAGCAAAAATGTATTGCAAACTTTATTATAAACAGCAAGAAACACTGTCTTTCATAGGGGTGCCAAATGGCGAATAAAAAACTTACATTTGATCCCGATTCAGGAACTCCTAAATCTATAAATTTAACTCTTAATACTGGAGCCACATTCAAAACAAATTTTGAAGTGGTTAGTGTTGCAAATACTGCATTTGATTTTTCTGGTTCAAATGCAGTTGGAATTGCAACAACAACTGGATGGACAGGATCTTCTCAAATGAGCAAGAGTGTTTCTGTTGGGTCAACATCATATGCACATGCAACATTTAATGTAGGGTTTACAAGTGCTGCTGGAGGCAAGTTCAATATCTCCTTGGGATCAACAGAGACACGTTCTTTAGTAGAAGGAAGATATGTCTATGATGTCCTCGTAAGTTCTGGTGCAACAGTTTACAGAATCATCGATGGAATGATTCTTGTAAAACCAGGTATTTCTTCCGCACCATAAATACTAAGAAGAGGTGTTAAATAAATGGCTCAACCATCCAGTAGGTCTGAACTTATAACGTACTGCAAAAGGCAACTGGGAGCACCAGTGCTGGAGATTAACGTTGCAGACGAACAGATCGAAGATCTGGTGGATGATGCTCTGCAATATTTTCATGAGAGACATTTTGATGGTGTCACTCAGACGTATTTAAAATATAAAATCACTCAAGACGATATTGATCGCGGAAGAGGGAGAGGTAGTAGTAATCCAATAGGTATTGTAACCACATCGGCAAGCACAACAATTGCAGGAACTGCAACAACATTTTCATACGAAGAAAATAGCAACTATCTGCAGATTCCACCAGCGGTAATTGGGGTAAACAAAATATTCAGATTTGATGGATCAAACACTACAACAAATAACATGTTTAGTGTTAAGTATCAACTATTTTTGAATGATATTTACTATTGGGGATCGACAGAAATTTTGACCTATGCAATGGTAAAAAGATATCTGGAAGATTTAGATTTTGCACTAAACACAGAGAAACAAATAAGATTCAATCAAAGACAAGATCGTTTATATCTTGATATTGACTGGGCAAGTGTATCGGTCGATGATTACTTGGTCATAGATTGTTATCGCTTATTAAATCCTGATGATTTTACAAGAGTTTATAACGACTCTTTCCTTAAAAAATATTTGACAATCCTAATTAAAAAGCAGTGGGGACAAAACCTAATTAAGTTCCAAGGAGTTAAACTTCCAGGTGGAGTAGAACTGAATGGCCGTCAGATATATGACGATGCTCAAAAAGAGATGGAAATTCTTATGGAGAGAATGTCAAACACATACGAAATTCCACCTTTAGACATGATTGGGTAACTCACCATGTTAAACCAATATTTTTTACAAGGATCTTCTGGCGAACAAAGTCTTGTTCAAAGTCTGATTAATGAGCAATTGAGAATGTATGGTGTAGAAGTACACTATCTTCCCAGAAAATACCTGAATGAAAATACAGTAATAAAAGAAGTCATTCAATCAAAATTTGATGATGCTTATCCCATTGAAGCTTATGTTGATAATTTTGAGGGTTATGGAGACAATGTAACCTTATTATCAAAGTTTGGTATTCAAGCAACAAATGAAATTACTTTAATCATATCAAAGGAGAGATTCGAAACTTACATAACTCCTTTGATCGAGAACGAGCAAAATATAAAACTATCATCTAGACCTAAAGAAGGTGATTTAATTTATTTCCCTCTTGGGGATAGATTATTTGAAATAAAATATGTTGAGCACGAGAAACCATTTTATCAGTTACAAAAGAACTATGTTTATGAACTGAAGTGCGAACTCTTCAGATACGAAAACGAAATTATTGATACTGGTGTTGATGAAATTGATGATACCTTAGAACCAATTGATGGTGCTGATGGAACTTCATATGCAATAGGTCACATTCAGACATTAACAGTAGTTGGAACTGGAGTTACTGCAACTGCAGTCACAGGATTGATTAATGGTGGTATCAGAAAAATCACTGTATCAAACAGAGGTGCTGGTTACACATATGCACCAACTGTTGGAATAGGATCTGCGCCTGCAGGAGGAACAACAGGTATCGCCACTGCGATTATGATTGGTGGTATTGTTGTCTGCTCCGATAGCGTAAATCCTGCATCCATGTCTGTTCAGGAAGTCAGGATAGTAAACCCAGGTGCAGGATATACTGTGGCACCTGGAGTCAAATTTATTGGTGGTGGAGGAAGTGGAGCTGCAGCAACCTCCGTAATCGATAATGGAATTATTGGAATTGTAACGGTCACAAGTGGTGGTTCTGGATACACGACATCACCTACTATTACCTTTACTGGTATATCTACTGTCTCTGCTGCCGCAACAGCGGTTATAAACGCTTCTGGGTCTATCTCCGCGATTCATATTACAAACTCTGGTGCAGGATATACAGTGGCACCGACAATCACAATCTCAGATCCATCAATGAGTTCTGTTGGAGACTTTGTTTTCAACGAAGTGGTAACAGGTTCAACTTCTGGAACAACTGCAAGAGTTCGTTCTTGGAACTCAGGCACAAACATCCTGGAAGTATCAAACGTTACAGGAACCTTCCGCGTTGGAGAGGACATCGTTGGTTCAACCTCTGGTGCTTCTCATGCACTGAGAGAAGCCAACACAGATCCAGTTGATGATGGATTTGCAGATAACGCTGACATTGAAACTGCTGCAGATGCAATCATTGACTTCAGTGAGAGGAATCCATTCGGACAAGTCTAAATAGTTTTTATAATGTGCATCATTTAATGTAGAGGTAACAATGTTTGAATATTTTTATCACGAAATTCTGAGAAAAACACTTATCTCTTTTGGTACACTTTTCAACGGTCTGGAGATAAGAAAAGAGGACGAAGTTATAAGAGTTCCTCTTGCTTATGGCCCCACCCAGAAGTTTTTAGCAAGACTTGAACAGTCTGCAGATTTAAATAAGTCAACCCAGATGACTCTTCCAAGAATGTCATTTGAGTTTAATGGAATGACTTATGATCCATCTAGAAAGGTAACCACTACTCAACAGTTTACAACGAAAGATGCTGATGATGGCACTGTCGTTAAAAAAACATATATGCCTGTTCCATATAATATGCAATTTGAACTTGGCATTATGACAAAATTAAATGATGATGCATTACAAATAGTTGAACAGATTTTACCGTACTTTCAACCTTCATATAATTTGACTGTGAATCTAGTTGCCAATGGAGTAAATGAAAAGAGAGATATTCCAGTTGTCCTAGAAAATATCACAATGCAGGACGATTATGAAGGAGACTATTCTACAAGGAGAGTTCTTCTTTATACCTTGAGATTTACTGCTAAAACTTATCTGTTTGGCCCCGTATCTACCGCAACTGGAGATGTCATCAAGACTGCGAGAATCAGTTACCTTGCTGGTACGGATACCACAAATACCACAAGAGAACTTTCATACACTGTTACTCCAAGAGCAATCAAGAACTACACAGGAACAGTTCTTACAAACTTGTCGAAAGACATTGCTGTTGTTGACACAATTATCAATGTCAATGATGCGAGTTCAATTACAACAAAAACATATATTGATGTTGGTGGAGAAGAGATGTATGTAACTGGAATAAATGGAACTGCAGTTACAGTAAAGCGTGGGCAGGACGGAACAACAATTCAAACTCATTTAACTGGCGCAGAAGTCAAGTCAATTGGAGCTGCAGATAACGCACTGGTTGAAGCAGGAGATGACTTTGGTTTTAGTGGATCTATTGACTGATGAAAATGACAAAAAAGTATGACGATCTAGATGATGCTTTCAATGTAGAGAGCACGGTGGTTCCTGAATCGCAGGACCAGAAAACTGATATTGTGAAACTACAATCTAAGGATGACATTATTAAAGACTATGAGTATACAAGGGGCAATCTGTATTCAGTTATAGAAAAAGGTCAAGAAGCACTCAACGGTATCTTAGAATTAGCTCAAGAAAGTGAAATGCCAAGAGCCTATGAGGTTGCTGGTCAGTTGATTAAAAACGTTGCTGATGCGACCGATAAACTGATGAAGTTGCAGAAGGAACTCAAAGAAGTCCAAGAAGAATCTGCAGCAAAATCACCTCAGAATGTAACTAATGCACTGTTTGTTGGTTCTACAGCAGAACTTGCTAAACTTTTGAAGAGTGAACGTAAGGAGGATAATAAATAGAAGGAAAGGGAGAGAAATCCCAAAGTACATAGGTTACTAATAAATGTCTAAGGAAGATTTGCCTTCTATTGAAGATTTTATTGATGAAAATTTACCCTCTGTTGAGGATTTTATTGAGGAAGGTAAAGATAACTTACCCTCTGTTGAGGATTTTATTGAGGAAGGTAAAGATAACTTACCTTCCTTGGATAGTTTAGTAGAAAATAATATATTACCATCGATAGAAGATATACAAGATAACAAAGATCTTCCTTCAGTGGAAGATTTTATAGAAATTTTAAACGAAGAGACAGTATCTATAGAGGATGCTGAAGGAAATACTTTTGCTGAAATTGAGGATATTATTCCTCCGTGGCCAGAACTTTTAAAAATAATCAATGATGTCAGAGATCAAATTCCTGATATCCCAGAAATTAAATATTATGATGCTGAGTTAGAAAAACTTTGCGAAATTGTTGATGAAGTAAGAAGTGAAATACCAGAGGTAAAATATTACGATGAAGAAGTTGAAGCAATCTGTGAGCAGATTGATCTTGTTCGCAATACTATTTCAGAACTTCCTGAAGTAAAGTACTATGATGAGCAAATTGATTCTATTGAAAACAGAATCAATTTAATTAAGGAAGATATTATTAATCTTCCGGAACCAAAATATTATGACAATGATCTTCAATCTATTAGAGAAGATATTGAAATTGTCAAAAAGAACTTTCCTTGGATTGAGGCAAATTTTAAAGGAGTTGAGGAAAGTCTTGTCAACGTAAATGACAGTATTGGAACTGTAGAAGAAAAAATAAGTTTAGAACTTGACTCAATCCTTGAAACTGTTGAAGTAAAGGTATTTGAGAATAAAGTTTTTATCAATGAAGTAAAAGATAATTTTGCAGAAGATAAGCAACAGATTCTTGCAGATATTAAAGAATCATCCCAGAAAATTTTTGATCTTCATAACGAGTTCAAAGATGATGATAGAAAATTAAAAAAACAGATACAAGGTGAGTATAATAAACTAAAACAATCTATACAAGAACAATTAGAGAAGTATAATCAAGAAAGTGTAAAAACTGATGAATTACTTCTTAAGTATTTTACCGATTTAAAAGAAGAAATTTCAAAAACTCCTGAGGTAAAATATTATGATGATGATATTGATACACTTCAAGAGTCCATAACGAAATCTAATAAAAGATTTTTACCAATTGAAAGTGACATCAAATCTCTTTATAAAATTGTTGAGGACATCAAAAAAACTCAGCAAGAATTAAATGAACAAATTATCAATGAACCTTCGGAAGTAAACCAAGATATTGGAGTAGGAAAAGATCCTCTTACTCCGATCGATCAAAAGTTTGCAACACTTGACGATCTTTCAAAACACTATCAACTTTTTGTCACCCGTATCCAGCAACAACTAAGTTCTCTTGGTGGTGGTGGAGAAACACGACTTGAGTTCCTTGATGATGTGGATAGAACTACGGCAAAGACTGATGAATATTTCCTCCAGTATCAGGCATCTACTGGGAAATTTATTGGAACTAGTATTTCTTCCAATTCTGTTGGTACTGGTGGAACTTGGGCTGTTGATAGTGTTGGAATCAGTACTATTAAGAATGTTGGTATTGGTACAACTGCTAAAGATGGATATAAGTTATATGTTGAAG